ATGAAAAACACATTTCTGCCTATATATGCATGGATTTTTCTGTTTTTTTTCGTTTTGAACAGCTGTTCGGATCGGGAAGAACGGCGAATTTTAATCGTGCATTCTTATGAGGAAAGCTATGTCGGCTATCCTGATTTCAATCGCTTGATAGATAAAGAATTCAGAAGAAACGGGGTGAATGCAGATATTCGTATCGTATATCTGGATTGTGAGGCTTTTCAGGAAGAACCGGAATTGAAGTATATGTATCATCTGCTCGATTCGGTTTCCGACGGCTGGGAACCTGAAGTAATTCTGGTGAATGATGATCAGGCTGCCTATTCACTGTTCAAGTGTTGTCATCCTTTAGTAAAAGAAATTCCGGTGGTTTTTGGTGGAGTGAACTATCCTAATTGGGAATTATTGAAAGAGTATCCTAATGTGACGGGGTTCCATGACCGGATGGATCTGATGAAGAATATACGCCTGGGAGCAAAGTTATTTGGTGAAGATGTGGAGCTGTTTACGGTACTTGATTCTACGTATATTGACCGGCAGATACGGGCGGATATAGAAAATCAACTGAAAGATGAAAAAGTGACCTGTATGGTCGGCTACTCGGGAACTCCCCGTGAAAAGAGGTTGCATTATCCCCATAAAGAGGGATATACCCGTTTTTCCAGCCTGTCGGTACGAATTGGACAGAAACAGGAAACTGCTAACTTTATCTGGACTTTGAGTAAGTATTCCACAGGAATGTGCTACCTCCAGATGAAACGCGATTATACATCGGTCAATATTGGAAATATATGTGCAAGCCCCAGTCTCACTGCAATTAATGAGGCATTCGGCTATAACGAAAAATTGCTTGGTGGATATATTACGACATTCCCGATTCTGGCCGAAGAGGAAGTGAGTGCTGCCATACGTATTTTGCATGGTGAGAAGCCTTCGGATATACCCGTCAGAGAGAGCCGTAAGAAATATGTGGTAGACTGGAACGTGATGCAGCAACGGGGTATTTCCAAAGAGAGTATTCCGGCGGAATGTACGATTATAAATATTCCTTTCCAGGAAGAATATCCGGTAGTATGGGGAATCGGTGTTGTGTTGATTATCATTCTGCTTTCCACGTTGTTTGTCTGGCTCTTCTTCCTTTATCGCCGCGAACAAGGGCGGAAGAGACGTGCCCTTTATGAACTGGAAAGTGAAAAGGAAACATTGGCGTTGGCTATTGAAGGTAGCGACACTTTTGCCTGGAAGCTGGAAAATGACCATTTTGTATTTGAAAAGGAATTCTGGATATCACAGAAAATGAGTGCTAAGTCACTTGGCTTTGAGGAACTATTGTCGTTTATGCATCCCGATCATTGGGATGAGGTGAGAGGGTACTGGAAAAACATTTCTAAGGCAGGCAAAGTGGTTTCTCAGGTGCGTTGTGACTTTAATGAAAAAGGCTATCAGTGGTGGGAGTTTCGCTATAAAACGATACTGCTTCCCGGTGGAGGATATAAAGCTGCCGGTCTGTTGCTGAATATACAGGCGATTAAAGACCGTGAACAGGAATTGGAAGAAGCAAGACTACTGGCTGAAAAGGCTGAATTAAAGCAGTCTTTCCTGGCAAATATGAGCCATGAGATTCGTACGCCGCTGAATGCAATTGTGGGCTTCTCCAATATATTGGCGCTTGATGATGGTGTGAGTCCGGAGGAGCGTCTGGAATATATCGGCAGTATTAATAAAAACAGTGATTTATTGTTGAAACTAATCAATGATATTCTGGAACTTTCGCGCATCGAATCCGGATACATGTCATTTGAATACGAGAAGTGTTTCGTTTCAGAATTGGTTGACAGTATATATATGACTCATCAGATGCTGATTTCCGAACAATTGGAATTCATCAAAGAGTTGGATGCGGTGCAGGTGGAAGTGATGGTTGATAAGGGGCGCTTGACACAGGTGATCACTAATTTCCTGAATAATGCTTCTAAGTTTACTAAAACTGGATATATCAAGTTGGGATATATAATCCGCAAATCCAAATTTCCGCAGAATCCGAAACGAAGCGTTCGATTTTCAGGGAAAAGGACAAAACGAAGCGTTCAAAAAAGGAAAGCGCGCAACACTCAAAAAGCCGAAACAAAAGTTTTGTAATGACCTCTGTTTCGGCTTTATAATTTCATAAAAAATGGCTTTATAACGGCATTAAAATAAGGCTCAAAAGTTTGGCCTTCTACTTGAAAAATTGTATCTTTGTTCAGTGCTAAGCAGCTGTTTTATGAACTAATTTTTCCTGTTTCTTATACAGCATCATGTCTGTATATTCGGCAGAATAATTCATGTGGGCATTGAATTCCTTTTTTGTACAACCCTCAAAAGGATTGCCAATGGTTTTGTTTGCTCCAATCCATTCACACAGTTCAAGTATGGAGGATTTATTGGATGTGAAATAAACGAAGGAATGCTTTTCGAGTATCTTTAAAACATCCAAATAATCAGACAAGCGCCAATACATATTGTACGTACCAACATCAGTGGAAAGATAAGGCGGATCAATTAAAAAGACGACTCCGGGAACATCCTTATATTGGTTGAATACTGCTTTGTAGTCGCATGATACAATTTCAAGCCCTTTTAAGTAGTCAGAAGACTCCGGATAACCGGTCTTGCGAATGTTGTTATAAAGGACTTCCTTGCGCATTTCGGCTACAGACAATTTATACTTCATGGAGAACATAAGTGAGGATGATAAGGTTATAAAATCCACGTACCCAACATTTAGTTCTTCTTCCTCGATACGTTTAAAAATGCGTTCTCTAAGTTCCCCTTTAATTGGTTTATGTTTGGGTATCGAATTACCCACCAGCTCCCTAATATCGGCAAGCAGTTTATTTGTCTGTGGGATATTTTTCAGTCTGAACCGGTAGTTGTCGAAGTCATTGTAGACAACAGTAGCATCGGGCTTGCTTCTTTTGGCTATATGCGAAAGAAGTCCGGAACCGCCAAACAAGTCCACAAACACGGTATCTTCAGGGAACTGTTCCAAAACTTTAATAAACTCTTTAGCAAACATTCTTTTTTGGCCTACAAATGGCAGTGGTGCAGATAAATTCATATTCTTCATACGTTCAAGTCAAATTTAATGTTTTCAACTCCGGATAACAGTTCCAGAGTCCGGTCAATGTTATTTTCATATATATGCACATTTCCAAGGTCAAGGGTTATGGACTTCAGGGGAAGCTCCACCTGCCTTGCCATCAGATAAAGATGATAAATATCAGCCGGAAGCCCAAGGTTCGCATCAGAACTACGCTGATATGCAGATAGCACCAATTCTCCCTCATCAATTTGGAACTGCACAAGACTCAGGCAGGGTGCCTGGTTGCTTTCCACCCCGGTTTCTCCAAGAAACAGGACATAATTCTTGCTGTTGCGCTTTTCCCGGTTAATCCTGGTTATGAGGGGTGGAAGCTTTTCAAAGTAAGTTGGATAGCTGTTTACAAGGGTATGGCCGCAATAATCCCACCAGGTAATCCCTGCCTCTTTGTATTTTTCCACATCCCGGACTCCTTGCATAAACAGTTTCAATTCCTCTTTCAGCTTTTTCCTGGCTATCCCGTGGCTTTCAAATATGTCAAGTAAATCAGCGGGGGTTAGCATGAGCCTTTCGTTTAATAGATACTTGATACGCCCTTTCCTATTGGTCTGGATTTTGCCCGTTTGGAGTATCTTGTCTAATGTCTGGTAATACTTATTCATGAGCTTTATTTTTGGTTGTACAAAGGTAGCTCTACCGGACAACACAAGGCATCCCCGGCACATCAATCACACTGCACCGAGCGTGCAGTGCTTTCCAAACCGTTTGATAACATCATACACCTTACGTTCGCTTACCGAATATTTATTTGCCAAAAACGCCACTGCATAAGTGGTCTTTTCACCTTGTTTTTTCATGACCTCATACTCCGTATATAAGTCTATGAATCGAAGGTCATCCTGCTTGCCGCCCAAACTTATAAGCATTTCAAGCGGTTCTCTGTTAAATTTAAGTGCTTCAAACAATGTCATATCCAATCATTTTTGTACTTTTGCAATGCCAATCATTTATTTAATGCGTAAAAACGCCACGAGAGTGCGGCAGAGGGCATTGCCCCCGGTCGCGCACTCTCGTGGCGTTTTGTGTTAATAAATGATTGGCGTCTATATTAACAGGCCGGGGGCTTTTTTTATCCCTCCCCCGAAGGGATTGTCAATCACTCAATCCGATATAATTCCAAATTGAACTTGTCCTTTTTTTCCCAGCCTTCAGCCAGAACTGTCTGAATGAATCCTACTGCTTTTGTATAGAAATCTTTCAGTTCTTCTAACTGAGTAAAAGTATGGTATTCCGGTTGTTCATCCGAACCAAACTTAAACGTCACTGGCAGGGTTTCTCCGCCCGTCTGAACGGCCAAATCGTATGCTGCCTTATAGTTGTACTGGTTCTCCACAGAAAGCCATACATGGGCACCATTATAGGCGAATCCGGATAGGATAGCCGCATCAGTCTGGCTGTTATACCAGGACATAACCAATGTGTGGATTTCCTCATCAGTAGGCTTATGCCCGAACTCCTCTTCCATGTAGGAGGCAGAGCCGTTCTCTTTTTCCTGCACATCCCATCGGATGCGCCATTTGTCTTTAACCGGGTTCGTGCATTCCATCAGCGAAACCCCGGAACTTCCTTCAACTCTTCTCATGTAAACACGTATTTGGTTCTACCTTTGCCGAATGTCTCTGTCTTGATGGTCGTTTCAAACGGGAAACCATCCGGCATTTCCTTTACTTGTGCGAGAATATTCTTCATTTCCTCGCTGTTGGTGAAGAACTTCTTTGCCTCGCCGTTCACTTCGATGGCCACAATACAGCGGTCTTCTCCCTGCTCGGTTTTGATACCGGTCTCAAAGTCCTTCACTACAATGGGTAAGTTTACCAGTTCCCGGATGCTTACCACCACTCCGGGGAATCGCTTTTTACCGTCTTCCGGCTTGTAAGCGACATTCAAGTCTTTAAAACTTCTCATTTCTTTGCCTGTTAATTTTTTAAACAACTTATTACAGTCGGCGTGCTTCGTCATGCCGTAGAAACTGGCAATCAGTTCTCGCCGTCTTTTTCTCGATTTTACCTCGTGCATCTTCCGGGCAAACTTCTGCTTGATACGTTTCCGCAATCTTACATAGTCGGGACGGATAACATAGCCAAGGAAATCAATGCCTTCTTCTACAGGGAATACCCGTTCATTCGGCTTTATTTCCAAGTCTATTTTTCCCATTTGCCTGTGAATAACATCACGAATCTTCCACAATTCCGCTTTCGTTTTACCGAGTACCAGTCCGTCATCGCAATAGCGATAGTAATAACGAACCCCGTACTTATCCTTCAGATAGTGGTCTAAAAATACAGACAGAAGCAGATTTCCTGCCCCTTGTGAACTGCGCAGTCCGAAACTGATACCTTCTGGCAGCAGCTTAACAAACCGCTCCAACAAGACCAACAGCCTTTTGTCCTTGAACACCCTCCGGAAGCACCACATAACAAAGTCCTGCCGCGCATTGTCATAAAACCTCCGGATGTCAAATTTGTATGCGTAAAGCGTGCCTTCCGGATTTTTTTGCAAATCGGTACGTATGCAGTTCATCAGGTCATGAGTACCGCGCCTTTTGATGCTTGCACCGGTTGTCCGGATATAACGTTTTTGCAGGTGGCGGTCCACCACATTCATGATGGCAAACACAGCGATGCGGTCTTTCATGGACAGGATCTGCAAAATACGTTTTTTACCGTATTCTTCAATTTCCCTCTCATGGTAGCCGCCCAGCCGGAATGAACCGTCCGCAATGGAAGCCGTCAGTTCGGCGATAATCTTCTCCCTATGGGCAAGCAGGAATCGTCCCTGCCTTGACCTCTTACGACCGGTTCCGCGAAGTACCGAATCGAATGCCTCCGACATATTGGAGTATTCGATGATTTCCTCGATAATATATCCTTCCCTGCGCATAAGCTATTGGTTAATAAACATGGAAGATGAGGGCCTTCCTTTCCCCGGGTCTGACTTCTTCGAACTGATAACAGCCTACCAAACTCCACCCGACGCGTGATTTTTCAGCTTTCCACCTTTTCTGGTGCTGTTGCTGTGGCTTGCTCCCCTCGGCACCGCTTCGGGGACACGTCCCCGCTGCTGTACGCCGATTTGTTAGATTTCCAGACGCGAGCCGACATTCGCATTCGTATTCGAAGCATCGTTATTCGCATTCGCATTCGACACACCGCCATTCGCATTCGCATTGTTGTACCCGCGATAGACCACACGGACTATTGGGGAACTCTACCGCTTGCAAAGTTACTGATTTAACAGGCAAAACAGATAAACGAATTACACTATCATCCAAAATAAAACGGATATACTGCCACCCGCGACGGTGAGCCCCCAATCAATCCAGTCCCAAGGACTTCCCCGAAGAGTATCTTTCAGTTCCAGACAGGAAGCTGCAATGGCCGCAGCATAAAAGGCCGTCCAAGGAGTAAATCCCAATAGACCTACCATCAAACCACCGATAAGATGCTTGTAACGGTTACTCATTTTAAAAAATGCGATAATCTTTTTCATATACCTCAAAATTCTATTTTTTCGACCGGCTTCGCCGGTATTTGAATACCTTTTAAATGGAATTCGGAAACCATCCGAATCCCGTTCTTTCGTTTTAGTCGC